AGAACAGACATCGGGTCTAGTCTGACGACATCCGCAGGCGTGGCGCAAAACACGTCGCCTCTGTCGATTACGTCCTCAGCCTCATCCCAGACCAACGTCAACTATGTCGGCCTTTATGCGGCTGCAAGTGGTGGAAGCGTTCTGGCCGCAGCCCCTGTTAGTTGCTCCCCGTCAATCACCGCTGGTGCAAGCGTGCAATTTGACTCTCAAGCCCTGAGAATACGTCTGTCATGAGCACACAAAGCATTCTTCAGCTTCCCGTTGCGCTGTCGGTCGACGGAACCGAGTGGCTACCACTTGTCCAGGGCGGCACGACTAAGCGTGTGCAAGAAAGCGTGCTGGCAGCTACTATTACAAGCTCTCTGGAAATTGGAACAACCCTTGTAGCAAACGGAACAAGTGGAAAAATTCTCTATAACAACTCAGGTCTATTGGGCGAGTACGCCATAAGCGGCTCTGGCTCTGTGGCAATGACGCAAAGCCCAACATTTGTCACGCCCAATATCGGCACTCCGTCTGCTGGAAGTTTAGCTAATTGTACTGGCCTCCCGGTATCGACAGGATTGTCAGGCTTAGGTACAGGCGTTGCGGCGGCGTTAGCGCTTTCGGTATCTGGCTCCGGAGAAGTTGCGCTTACGACATCGCCATCGTTCATAACGCCAAGTCTGGGCACTCCGACCTCTGCCGTTTTAACGCACGCAACAGGCCTCCCCATATCAACTGGCGTAACTGGTTTGGGCACGGGGGTTGCCGTCGCTTTAGGAGAGGCAACTAATTCCGCGTCTGGTTTGGTAACGCAGGGGGGGGGCGACGCACGGTACGGGCTTCTTGCAAGTGCCAATTCGTGGACGAGTCAAAACACGTTTGCGACGGGAATTCTGACATCAAGCACTCCCATAACGTTTACACAAACTTGGAACTCTGGCGGGACAACGTTTACTGGTCTTCTCTTTAACGCAACGGACACGGCAAGCGCATCCGGTTCTCTCGCTCTTGACATCCAGAAAAACAGCACCAGCGTGTTCAAGGTTGGAGCTAAATATGGTGCAATCTTGGCCGGCCTAACAGGCAACGGCAACGGTATAACTGCCAACGCTCCAACATTGACAATACAGCAGCGCATGAACAACGCCGCTGTTGGTTTCACCCTTGCTGTATTGAATTTTGAAGATCAGGCAAGTGCAACCTCTTCCAAGTATATTGACATTCAAAACACAGGCACGACACAAGCGGCTTTTTGGAAAAATTCAACAACATACCCTAGTTGTGTATTCACAATTGGTGGGGCTGTGGGTAGCAACCCGGACCCAGCAATGGTCCTGTCTCGTGGAATATCAAATTCTAGCGGGCCTGGGAGTGGAAATGCGCATGGCTTCGTGGACAACAGCGCGATAAGTCGCACTGGAACAATAGGGTATGCCACTTTGGACGTGGTTGTCAATGTTGGCGCATCAACAACGGTAGATTTTGATCATTTTGCAGGTCTTCAGACGCGCCCAGAATACACGATGAGTGGAAGCATAATAGCCCATTATGCTGTTTATGACACATTATATACAGCAAGCGGAGCAACCGTCACATCTCGTTACGGTTTGTATTTTGCCGATTCGACCGGGGCCGGGTCTGTAACAACAGCTTACGGGGTCTATGTTGCTTCGTTAAGCAGCGCGGCAACAAACTGGGGCGTTTACGTTAATTCTAACGCGTCTTATTTTGGCGGGAGTGTTACATTTGCTGCTGTTCCTAAGTTTTCCGGCACGAACACGACGGGCGCCGGATCGGCGGCTCTTGGTGCTAACTGTCCCGCCTCGACACTTACGGCTCCATACACATGGGTGCAAATAACGACATCGGATGGTTCCACCGCGTACATACCAGCCTGGAAATAACGAACACTTTTTATGGCCCTTACTTACACGACATATGTCTCGCAGCTTTCCACGCTGACGAACATCCCAAGCGACAATGCGGACTTTCAGACCGTTTTGCCGGGGTGCATCGACTACGCGGAAGGCCGTTGCTATCGGGATTTGGACATCTTTGCTGGCAACGTTCGCGACGGCTCGTCATCGACCGTCGCGAATTCCCGCAACTTCAATCTGCCGACAGGCGTCGGAACCTACATCATCGTTGATGGCATCAACATCATAACGCCTGCATCGACGTCGCCAGAAAGCGGAACGCGCGTTCCATTGCAGCCGGTGTCTCGAGACTTCCTAGATGCTGCCTATCCGTCATCAACGGGTGCAACGGTTCCATCTTATTTCTCCTACCTGACCAACAACACCTACCTCTCAGGCGGATCAACGCAGACGCAGGTTATTTTTGGGCCTTGGCCCGACAGCACTTACCGCGTCGAGGTGATTGGCAAGATCCAGTTGACGCCGCTGTCTGCATCGAACCCGAACACATACCTGACGGACTTTCTGCCGGACATCTTCATTGCAGCCAGCATGGTCTACCTGAGCGGGTTCATGCGCAATTACGGCGCTATGGCCGATGATCCGAAGATGGCAACGTCATGGGATACGGAATATCAGAAGCTGCTGGCGAGCGCGGCAACGTATGAGGCGCGCAAGCGCTGGTCTGGTGCTTCGTGGAGTTCTAAGCAACCCGAGATGACAGCAGTTCCTCAACGCGGCTAAGGTGATCGTCGACAATTTTTCTTAGGTAGGCCGATAGCGAAACGCCGCCCTTAAGCGAAAGTTCATCAAGGCGGAGTTTTGTTCCTGCTGATACTTGGAACCCAACAGGTACAACGTCTTCATCTAGGACACGCCTGAATTGATTCCCGACGGTTTTGTCTGGTGGCGTTTCGACAGCATCCTCAATAGACCAATGGCGGCGCAGTCTATCGCAAGCCACACCATAAGAAATGACGTTGCCAGCCATCTCAAGGGCCTCAACCAGCGGAACGCGCTGCCCCTTGTAAAGGACTATGCGGTTTTTAGAGGTGTTTCTGGCCTGCTGTTTTGGTGTCGCCCATCTGCAATTGGACGGGGAATAGTCCCTGTTTCCGTCTATGCGGTCTATTGAGTGCTTTTCAGACGGGCGCGGCCCCATGTCGGCATAGAAGTTTTCAAAAGATAGCCACCTGTCGCAGACTTTGATGCCTTTGCCTCCATACAGGTGCCATTTCTTGTGAGATGCGTCCAAGCATCTTTGTTTCATGTGCTGCCATATCTTGTACTCAGGCGATGCGGATCGTCCGTGGGTTGTAATGCGCGAAATGAGTTGGTCAGTCGTCAGGCATCCGCACGACTTTGCCTCGCCGTTTCGTAGTGTGAAACCGGACGATATGGTCCGTTTTCCACAGTCGCATATGCAGTTCCATCGAGCATTGCCGTTTGAATCGCTTGGTGCGCGGGACAGCACAAGAAGTCGTTCAAAGCGTTTTCCTGTCATGTCCTTCGTGAGTTTCGATGCCATTGTTTTCTCCAATGTGATGCGATGCGGAGAATATGGCGTTAATGGAGCAAAAAATAAAGAGTGCAAGCTAATCAAACTGAGGAAAAACCTTGAGCACTCCGCTACTTGGCCTGTACGCACCTTCGACCGGATCTGACGCTGGAACGTGGGGCACTAGTTGGAACGACCAAGGTTCCACGTATATCGACAACCTGATCGCCGGCATCAGCACGATTGCGCTGTCGTCGTCGAACGTGCTTTTGACGGCGGCCCAGGCGCGCACACAGATGCTGCGCTTTACGGGAACGCTGCTGGCAAGCGTAGACATTTCCCCAGATGCTGGTGTTCTCTGGAACGGCATCCGCTGCGTCGAGAACATGACGACGGGCAACTTTACCATCACCCTGACGAATGCAGGCGGGTCTGTTGTTCTTCCTGCCGGTCGGCGAGGCTTGGTCTACCTCGACACATCCAATGGGCCGCGGTTTATCTGCCTCTCGAGCACCACGTCTGCCGACACCATTCCGGCAGGCTATCCGATGCCTTTCTATTCAGCGGCGGCGCCCACCGGATGGACGCAAAACACGTCTCTTAACGACTATGCACTTCGGATCGTCAACAGCACGGGTGCCGGCACGGGAGGTAGCGTCAATTTCTCGACGCTGTTTGCGCGCACATCGACCGATAGCTACACGCTGCAGACAGCGGACATCCCATCGCACAGCCACGGCGTCACAGGTGGAACCAAGGGTTCAGCAAACACTGTTGGTGTGCAGGATGGCGGGAGTTTCACCGGCCTTTATACAGCCGCCACCATCACCATCAGTAACACGGGCGGCGGCGGTGGTCATTCGCACGGCATGGATATGCGCGTGAAGTACGCTGATTTCATTATCGCGGCTCACTAAGTAGGGTGATTGATGGACAAAAAGCAAATTCCGCACGGCCCCGAAGACCAGAATTGCCCCTATACGGGCAAGAGCATGAAAAAGGTCTGCCATATGTGCCCCAAGTGGATGCGCATAACCGGCATGGACCCGCAAGACCATACCAAGACTTGGGATCGTTGGGATTGCTCTGATGCTTTTGTCCCTGGCCTCTTGATCGAACTCGGCCGACAGATGCGGTCCGTGGCTGCTGCCGTCGAAACCTTGAACAAGGAGGTTCAGACATCGAACAAGGACAAGGATGCCGCCATCTCGACCATGCTGACGGTGGTCAATCGGTCCATGGATATGGTGCATCAGCACGCACCGGCCGTCATGCTCAATGGCGCCAACGGATCGGCTAAAGCCCTCACCTGATGCCCTTTGGCTCCGTGACATTGCGGCCCGGGGTGGTCGCGGAATACACGCCGACGCAGAACCAAGCAGGCTATTCGACCTCTACGCTTGGACGTTTTCGGGCGGGTTTGTTTGAAAAGATCGGCGGCTGGCAAAGCTACTACGCGCTGACGCTTGGCACGGTGCGCGCCCTGCATGCGTGGCAGGATTTCAACGCGCAGGCGCGGCTTGCGGTCGGTGCGACGACGCAATTCAACGTCTTGACCTCCGGCTCTGCCTCCAACATCACGCCACAGCAAAAGACAACCAACTTTGCCCCTAACTTTACGACAACGCTTGGTTCCCCAACTGTAACCATCACTGACAGCAACATTGCCAACGTCACCACGCTCGACACCATCGAGTTCAATACGCCGGTATCTGTAGGCGGCCTGATACTGTCTGGCGTCTATCCGATTGTTCTGGTCACAGGCACGACGTCATATCGCATTACGGCGGCGTCCAATGCTACAGGTGCCGTTGCCAATGGCGGTGCGGTGCCGCAGTTCACAACGACCAGTGGCAGTTCAACCGTCAGTGTGACGTTGAACGATCATGGTCTTGCGGTTGGTGATACCGTTGTTTTCCCGATCTCGACGACAGTTGGCGGTGTGACCGTTTCTGGGTCCACGACGGTCGTCAGCGTCGCCAGCGCAAACGCATTCAGCATTTCCGTTTCAACGACGGCAACGTCGTCAACGTCTGCGTACATGAACAGCGGCAACGCGCAGCTTGTTTACAACATCGCAATCGGCCCTCCCTCATCGAATGGCACCGGATGGGGCATTGATGGCTGGGGCGTTGACCCTTGGGGCGGCACGGGCGCACCGGCATCGCAGCAAACCGGAACCGCCATCACTGTCACGGATTGGACAATCGACAACTGGGGCCAGACCCTTTTGGCGTGCCCCGCCAACGGGGCTATCTATCAGTGGACGCCAGGAAGCGGCTATCAGACGTTCCAGATGGTATCCGGGGCACCCGCGCATTCGAGCTTCGCGTTTGTCTCGGCGCCAGCGCAGATCCTCATTGCCTGCGGCTGCTCAGTGGAGCAAAGCATCGGCACGTCGCAGGACCCGTTGACCTACGCATGGTCGGATCAGCTTGATTTCACCTATTGGACGGTAGGGGCTACAAACCCCAAAACTGGCCTCCAGAGCCAGGCTGGTTCCAACCGTATCCCTACGGGGTCAAAGATCGTTGCGGGCCTCTCTGGGCCGCAGCAGTCGCTTCTGTGGACGGATCTCGACCTATGGGCAATCAACTACCTTGGATTGCCGGACGTGTTCGGCCAGACCAAGATTGGGTCTAACTGCGGGGCGATCTCTCGCCATGGCGTCGCTCAGATGGGTGGCGTCGTCTATTGGTGGGGCAGCAACAACTTCTACCGGTTGGCTGGTGGGTCGCCCGAAGTCATTCCGTGTTCGGTCTGGGATGTGGTGTTCCAAGACTTGGACCGCAGCAACCTCGACAAATGCTGGATCGAGACCAATACCGCCTTCAATGAGATTTGGTATTTCTATCCAAGCGCATCGGGCAACACGGGGCAGTGCGACAGCTACGCAAAGCTCAATGTGATCGAGGGGACGTGGGACTACGGCACGCTTGCAAGGTCTGCCGGCATCGATCAGTCCGTGTTGGGCAAGCCCATCATGTCAACGCCGGGCGGCCAGCTTTACCAGCACGAGACCACCTATAACGCCGATGGCCAGCCCATCACGTATGGCTTTACCACGGGGTACTTTTACATAGGCGAGGGTGAGGACTACGTTTTTGTTGATCAGGTTCTCCCTGACATGAAGTGGGGCCTTTACAACGGGGCGCAGACGGCAAGCGTGCAGATCACTTTCAATGTGATCGACTTCCCCGGTGACACGCCGCGCACTTATGGCCCCTACACGATGACGAACAGCACGAACCAGATCGCGACGCGGTTCCGGGGTCGGCAAGCTTCCATTACACTTCAAGGAAGCGACCTAAATAGCTGGTCCCGCATCGGAAAATTGCGTTATAGGTACGCTCCGGATGGACGCCGTTAATCCGCAAGCGCCGCAAGGGGGCGCAGCACCGCAAATGAATTCAATCACGGCTGATCGAGGCCTGACCACTCAGCAGGTCAACAAGCTGGCCACGAACCTGAGCAGCAGCAACGACACGCTTGTGACGGCGCTGGACGCCATTGCAACAGCCATCAATGCAAAGCCATCAGCCTAATGGCAGACGTACAGACGCAAGCCACACCGACGTCATCGGCTGACGTCGCCAATGCCAAGCAGCTCAATCAGGCGATATCCAACGTCATCCAGAACGTTGGAAGCAACACCACGGCAATTGTCACGGCGCTCACCTCGATCGCCACAGCGATCACCAACAGCCTCATTGGTGGTAGCACAGGGACAACGGCCAATAGGCTTTTAAGGGCTAAAGGGACGGGGGCTCGAGCGCTTCAGAACTCACCTGTTGGCTGCGATGACAGTGGCAACCTCACGGGCGTCGGCACGGTTACGGTTTCAACGGCAGGAGGTTTTCGCACCGGCACCAGCGCCGGCAACACCGCTCTTCTGCAGGCTTACGACGTTGACGGCACCTCCTATACGACTTTCGCAACGCTGACAGCAAACAACACGCCAACCTTCGATCTGGCATCCGGCACAACACTCAACAGCGTCGGCATAGCCACCCTGAACACGAACACATGGCTTCAGCAGCAAGGTTTTCCGCAGGCAACACTTACAGCCGCGTCGACAGTCACTTGGAACGGCCAGACGCAGCAGACGGCCAAGATTACTCTCGATGGCACGACCACAGCGTTGGGGGCGATTTCCAACGCCGTGGCAGGCTTCACGTACATTCTGGAAATCGTACAGGACGGCACGGGTGGGCGCGCCCTTGCGTTGAGCAATGCGGCCTATACGTGGCCTGGCGGAACAGTGCCCAGCATCTCGACCGCAGCCAACGCCGTTGATGTCATGACTTGTTACTACGACGGCTCAAAGATGCGCTGCACGCTGCAGAAGGCCTTTGCGTAGGTGTTCACGTTTCCGTTTACGATGTTCGGCGGAACGGCAACGCGGACCTACCTGAACGTCCGCAATACGACGACGTCAGCAACGAGTGGAAGCTGGAGTGTTAACACGGGGCAGGCAGGGCTTCTGGTTATTGTCGTCGAGGGAATGATTGCGCTCGATAACGGCTCGATCAGCAGCGTTACGGTCGGCGGCAACAGCGCAACCATTGTCGCGCAAACGCGTGGAAACTCCGGCACCAACACGTCGGCGGCCATCGTCGGAATCGCACAATATGCATCATCCGGTGGGACGCAGACGATAGCGGTCACGATGCAGGGCGGCCTTGGCAACTATAACAGCATCGGTATCGACTGCTATGTGCTCAACGGGTTGACCAGCACCACGGCAACGGCAAGCGCTACGGGCGGGACTGGGTCTGCGGCAACGTCACTGAGCACCAACATTTCGGTTCCTAGCAACGGGATTGTGATTGCCAACCTCTTGCAGCGCTTCAATTCAACTCTGTCCACGACAAGCGTCACGTTTGACCAGAACGCAACAACGATCTCGCAAGGATGGGCGGTCGGGTCCGATCAGAACCTGACAGCCCAGACGCTCACCATCGTCAACACCAACGCCGGGGCGAACTCTGTTGCGCGTGCCACCGTGGCGGCAGCCTGGAACTGACGCATGCCATTGCTCCCCGGAAAGAAGAACATCGGAAAGAACATGGAGACGGAAATGGCTTCGGGAAAAAAGAAAAGCCAAGCGATCGCGATCGCTCTCAACGTGGCGCGGAAAGCGTCAGGGGGAGCGGTTGGCTATGCGGAGGGCGGGGCGCCTGACGAAGCCCGCATGAAGCGGCAGATTGCCGAACGCGCGATGCGCGGCATGGACCCAACGCCGGAACAGCAGGCGTACCTTGCGTCCGTATTGCCGGAAAAAGAGGCGCGCAGCTCAGCGCTCGGGGACACAGCTTTGGAATTAACCGGAGTTCCAGGGATGGTTCGCGGCTCCAGCAACGTGGCTCGCGGTATCGCTGAGGGTGATCCTATCCGTGGGGCCGGTGGACTGCTTGAGGCCGGCATTAGCGCGGTGCCTTATGCGGGTGCGCTGGGTCGCATTCCTATGGCTGTTGCACGGCAGGCTTTTGCCACGGTTCCACGCACGGCGGCTGTGTTGGGGACGGCAGGTGCGCTCAACAGCTATTCCGACGATGCGCTGGCGGCTCAAAAGAACGCAGCGCAGGCCATTGCGGAAGACCCGGAGGTAAAAGCGCTTGAGGTCCGACGCAGGGAGGCGCTGAAGGACATTGAGCGCATCAACGCGCAACATGCGCGAAGCGGAAAGCAAACACAGATCGAGGCATTGAAGCCATACCAAAAAATCTTTGACGACATAAACGAGAAGATCACCAAAGCGGAAGACAGGGCCCGTCAGCGCTTCATGGATCAGGCAACGTTCCGGGAAAAGTATCCGGGGCTGCCAGGTGCCATGTTTGGGGCTGGTCTTGGCGTTGCAGGTGGTTTGCCGCTCTTAAAAGGCGTGCTTGAGCGGGCATCGGACCGCTTCACACGCCGCCCCGGCATTGAAAAGGCCGCGGAGAACGTCTCTAATGCCTTTGCGGGCGGATTGTCGGATGCAGAGACGGCAGCGGCCCAAACGATATTGCGCAACAAGTTGGCATCATGGGATCGCGGCCACTCTGGTCTTGGCGCTGCGTCGAAATATGTCGGCGCGATCGGGACTGGCGCATTAACTGGGGCGGAAGCCTCGCAGCTTCCAGAACAAATCGACTACATCACCAACGAGCCGGGTCATCCTGCTCGAGAAAAGGCCGTCGCCGCGTTCCAGAACCCGGATTACTGGAAAGAGCGGATCGGGCCTGCTGCGCTTGGTGCGGGTGCTGGCCTATTCGGTTCCAAGCTTCCCAATCTTGCACCCAAGAACACGGAATTCCTCGCTGCCGCACGCGAACTTGCAGACCGTGGGCGTCCTCCCTCTGCCATGCAGCAGATTATGGGGATATTTTCCCGAAAAGGACCGCAAGGGCCGACCGAAGCCGCCCTTGCCGACGTGCGCCGGTATCGGAACGCTGTTGGGCCTGCGCCTGAGCCGCCTTCTGCGCAGCCTGCGCCGCCGAGTAATCCCGCCACGAGTCTCGAAGGGCGGCTTGGTATTCCTCAGGAGACAGTCTCTCTCGGGCCAATGCCCACTTTTTCTCCCAAGACATCGCTCGAAATTCAGCCCGGTTCGGGAGCCGTGTTCTCCAAATTTGAGCCGGCTGCGCCAACGAAGGCTCAAGGTCCAGCGCTTCCGACCGAAGCTCCTTCCAATCCACCTGTCGCATCATCGCCCCCCAAAACCTTTCCAGGCAGCGACATCCCGCTTCCGCCTGGGGTCTCAATTAACTCCCGCGGCATCCCGTATGACGTGCATACGGGGCACACGCTTAAGAAGCGACTTTACACACCGAAAGAGGGCTCTGCCAAGAGTCCAGACGTTCCTGAAAAGAAATACGGCGGCGCCGTAGACGCTGCCATGCGCATTGCAAGAGCAATGGGAGGACGTGTCCATACAGGACCAATCACGCAGAGGGCAGACGGTGGCCGGACCGATACCGTACCCATGGATGTGCCGGAAGGCGCCTACGTCATCCCAGCAGATATCGTGTCTGCCCTTGGGCAAGGGGACACCACCGCAGGAATGAAGTCCATTGGTGGGATGTTCGGGCCGCATGACGAGCCGGGCGCCAAGCAGTCGGTGCCCATTCTTGCTGCCGGCGGTGAATACGTCATGTCGCCGTCTCAGGTTGCCCGTTTGGCCAACGGTGATCTCGCCAAGGCCCACGCCATGCTTGACCAATGGGTCAAGGCAACTAGGGCCAAGAACATCGAAACCCTCGCCAACCTTCCGGGACCTCAGCGCTAATGCTCCAACCAGAAATGCCTTTCGTTCGTCTGGCAACACCAGATGACGAGGATGATGTGTTCAAGATTGCGTTGAGTGTGCATCAGGAAAACGCCCCGAAGGATGTCAACGGGATGCCGTTTGACTTTTGCGAAGATGCAGTTAGGGACAAGATCCGCATGTCGTTTGCGCCTAAGCGCAGCAATGACGGGGTCTGGATCGGCATCATCGGGGAGCGCGGCTATCCCGAAGGCGGTGTTCTGCTCGAAACCTGTCGACCTTGGTACAGCGCCAACAGCAAGTTCTTGTGCGAGTATTTTTTCCACGTACTTGAGCCATATCGGCGCAGCAATAACGCCAAGTCGCTGATTGCATTCGCCAAGTCTCTGTCCAAGCAGCTTAACTTGCCGCTCATTATCGGAGCCACGTCAGAACAGCGCGTTGCAGCCAAAATCAGGTTGCTTGAGCGCTCAATCGGTAAGCCAAACGGCGCAGTGTTCACCTACAATTCGGGATCGCACGCATGTCATGCAGCTTAGGCGGCCTTTTCGGCACTTCGCAGTCGACGAAGAGCCAGCAGAGCTCGGAACAATCTGGCTCATCAACAAACCCGCTTGCTGGGACGATCCTCGACTACAGCAAGAACAGTGTGCTGCCGATGTTCAGCGCGAGCAACATCAACAGCATTGCGCCAAACCAATGGATGACTGGAGCCGCGCAAAATCAGGCTGGCGTCGGAAGCAACCTTTTCCCGGCATTCAACGCCGCCAGCAACATTGCCCAGAACGGCGTGACGTCCATGGACATCAGCCGGTTCATGAACCCGTACGTGCAAAACGTTGTTGATGCCTCCAACCGGCAAGCGGACTTCAACGATGCGCGCTCGCTGGCGCAAGCGCAAGGCTCGGGGGCGTTGCGTGGGTCGCTGACCAACTCCGCCTCGAAAGCCAATCAGGATTACATGCGATCGGTGCTGACGTCCGGCAGGGATGTCATGAACGCCAACCTTTACAACACGGGCTATGGCAACGCGGTTAGCAACGCCTTCCAGAACAATGCGGGCATTCTCGGTGCTGCGCAGGGGCTTGGAAGTCTTGCTGGAGCGGCCACAGGGGTCAACACCGGCCTTGGCAACCTTGGGCAGAACATCTTCGCCGCAGGACTGACGCCCTATAACCTAACCACGCAAGGCGTGCAGACGCTCAACAGCGCCGTGCCGGGCGTAGGAAGCTCCTACAGCGGCACGTCGTCGGGGACGTCCTCTGGCACCACAGATCAGTCGCAGGGCCTTGGGACGATAGCTTCGGGGCTTCTAGGTGCATACCTGATGGGCCGGCGCGCAGACGGCGGTGCAGTTATGCCAGCCTACGAAGGCCACCAGCGCGGCATCCATGACCGACTGCATTCAACGGTCAAAGCCTTGCACGGGATGATGCGGTCTGAGGGTGGGGCAATTCCGAGGTTTGCTTTCGGTGGAGGCCCTGACGGGTATTCCCAAGATCGTGGGTTTGTTAGCGAGACCGACAATGATCCAGAG